GAAGATCACATACTCTTCGAGCAAGATATGTTTACTGCTAAGTTTGAAGAAACTAACGCAGGATCTTTAACAACTAAGTTAGTTGTTTATGGTTATGTTGCTTTCGCAAGCGGTAGATACCCGTTGGGTATTTCCGTGATTGGCGGAACAGGATTGGTAACACCAACCTTTTAATTAAAATTGTTTTAGTGTATCGGGCAACCGATACACTAAAACTTATAGGAAATAAGATTTATGGATATTAAAAATAAACAAATGATAGAGGCTTTAAAAGAAGAATTAAAACACTACGAGATTTATAAAAAAGCAGATAGAGCCGAGCAAGTTAAAAAAGAAATTAAAGCACTTGGCGGAAAAATCGAAAATAAATCAGCAAAACCAAAAGCCGAAAAAAAAGTCGTTAAGAAGTAGTAATGCCTAAACACTATAAAGGTGGTAAACCTAAAGGTGGTAAGGGTAAAGGCCGAGGAGGTAAGTAACCTATGGCAATTATTAACGGTTATATTACCCAAGCGGATCTAAAAGCTTTTGTAGGGATCCCGGATAGTGATACCGCAGACGACGACTTATTAGATAATGCTATTAATGGCGCTAGCCGTCAAATAGACGCTTTTTGCGGTAGAAAATTTTACGCCGACGGATCTACAAGCGCTAGAGAATACTTTACAAAAGATTTTTTTAAACTTTACGTAGATGATATATCTACTGCAACCGGGTTGGTTGTAAAATATGACGATGACGACGACGGTACTTATGAAGTAACCGTACCAAGCGATGAATATAAATTACTACCTATTAATGGTGTAGTAGGGGGTATTGAGGGTAGCCCTTATTACATTATTCAATTAAATAGCGACGGATCTTACGAGTGGCCTTTATCTAACACTTCTAATAGACCCTACGCACAAATAACCGCTAATTGGGGTTATGCAACTACACCGGAGCCTATTAAATATGCGTGCAAGATGTTAGCAAGCGAGTTATTCGCTATGCGTAATGCACCTTTAGGCGTAGCGGGTGTAGGAGATTTCGGCGTAGTTAATGTACAACAAAACAGAGAGGTAACTAGATTACTACTACCGTTTCGTAAAGCTAGCGTACTAGGAATAGCTTAATGGCTAGCTTACAAGAGGTAAGGGACGGGATTAAAACAACCCTAAGCGATAATATTAGCGGTTTACGAGTGTACGATGTTGTACCGGATTACTCTATTAACTTTCCGGTAGCAATAGTCTTACCAACTTCAATACAATTTAATATAGCTATGCAACGTGGCACGGATCTATACAACTTCGATATTTTAGTAGCAGTACAACGAGCAGAGAGCAGAACGGCACAAGATCAATTAGACCAATATATAACAGGAGCCGGGAGTAGCTCTATAAGACAGACTATATTTAATAATAAGACGCTAGGTTTAGATAATACCGACGCAACTATTACAAGTGTAAGCAATTACGCCGCAGACGTTAACCTTAACGGAATAGACGCAATAGGAGCTAACATAAGCCTAGAAGTGTATACAAAAGGAACTAGCTAAATGCCAAAATTTAAAATAATAGGATCTAAGAAGATAGACGGTAAAGAGCCGGGTAACACTATAACTTTAGAAGATCTAGATAAAATAATCACACTTACAAAAGCCGGTCATATAACCGCTAAGTAAAAAAGAAAATTTAAAGAAAGTAAAAAAAGTCGTAGAAGAAATCAAAGATAAAGAGGTAGATAATGGCTAAGTATGTATTTACGGACGGTAAATTATTTATCGGTGGATATGATCTAAGCACACATACCAACGCAATTACCTTAGACGTTACCGCAGACGAGTTAGATGTTACAACTATAAATAGTGGTGGATTTAGAGAAAGATTGGGAGGACTTAAAGATAGTAGCCTTAGTATCGACGGATTTTTCGAGGCCGGTAGTGAAAAACCGGACGCTCTATTAGGAGCTAATATTGGTAACGAGTTGATCGTTACAGTTGTACCCGACGCCGGAGTAGGCAATATAGCTTACTTCTTAAAATCAAAACTATTTAGTTATCAAATACTAGGAAGTGTAGGAGAGATCGCACCTTTTAATATTTCTAAGTCAAATAGCACCGATAAAGTTGTGAGGGGTACTATTGATATAGATAGCGCAATAACCGCTAGCGGAAATAGTACCGGAGTACAATTAGGCGCCGTAGCCTCCACCGAAAACATCTACGCCGCCGTACATTGTACCGGAGTTAGCGGAACAAGTACCCCTACTATTACGATAACACTAGAGAGCGATGATAACGCTAGTTTTACTAGCCCTACAACAATAGCGACGTTTACAGATATAACCGCTATTAGTAGCGAGATTAAGAAAGTATCGGGAGCAATAACAGACGATTACTTCCGTTTCGCTTATACAGTTTCCGGGACTACTCCAAGTTTTGATATACACGCTACTTTCGGTATCGAGTAAAAAATCTTAAAAAAATACACCTAAATTTGTGATTATGTGCTTATAATGGGTACATAAGATAAATACTTGGGAGGTATTAAATGAATAAAAATTATTGTGAAATTATAGATTATAGAAATTGTAATAAGTGTAATTCTATTTATGCACAACGAACAAAAAGCGATTTTAAAAATGGTATTAAAAATTGCTTTACTTGTTACCAAAACCGTATGGAAGATTTTTTAACTTATAACGAAATTGAAGTAAATAATAATTTATCAGTTGTAGGAGGTAAATAATGAAAGAATTGAAAAATCGTAATTAATACTCTCAAGTATATTACGTACGTTAAAAGCCGGGTTTAATCGCCCGGCTTTTTCTATGTCATACTACGACTAAGGAAATTATCAATACTTAAAATTAGCTTAGTTAAAAAAGGAGTAAAAATTGGCTAAGTTTGTTTTAACAGACGCTAGCGTAACAATTAATAGCGTGGATCTAAGCGACCACGTTGCTAGTGTTACTCTAGATATTACCGCCGACGAAATAGAGGAAACCGCTTTCGGTCAAACCTTTAAGAGTAGATTAGGCGGCCTAAAGGACGGATCTTTAAGCGTAGATTTCCACCAAGACTTCGCAGCTAGCGAAGTGGACGCTACACTATGGCCTCTTCTAGGTACCGTAACTACTTTTGAGATCAAACCTACAAGCGACGCAGTATCTTCAACTAACCCGAAATATAGCGGATCCGTATTGGTTAACCAACACCAACCGGTAGCTAACGGAGTAGGAGAATTGGCGAGCTTTAGCGTTAGTTTCCCAACAAGCGGAACTATTACAAGAAGTACAAGCTAATGTCTTTAGTACAGGGATTACACCAACTCACTCTCGTACTAGAAGACGGTACAAAAAAAGAAGTAACGTTAAGACCCGTCGACTTCGTAGCTTTAGAAAGAAAATTCGGTCAAAGACCGGCTAGCGAGCTAGAAAAATTATCTTTTGAGGAGTTAATGTATTTATGTTGGAGCGCTAGTAAGCGTACCGGCGTTACGGACGATTTCGATAAGTGGTTAAATACCGTTGCAACTATAGACGGTTTAGGGGGCGAAGACCCGGAGTAACCGGCGGTTATTATATCGATTTAATAGCCGAAGTTAGTTTAGCCGCCGGACTAAACCCTATGGAAGTAGCGGAGTTACCGTTACCGATTTTTTTGGCACTTCAAAACGCTTTACAAAAAAGAGCCGAGCAGGAAAAAAAGAAATATGGCTAAAACCTTTCAATACAATACCGCAAAAGACGGCGGACTAGCCGTCGAGGGTCTTAATGATGTTATAAAGGGACTTAACGAGTTATCGCAGGGTAAAGAAGTTAAGAAAGAGCTAAGAGGCTTTCATAAAGAGATCTCTAAAGAGGTACAAAGTGCTACTAGATCACAAGCATTAAAGCAGAGTGTAAACGGTAGGCCGGTACCAAAAAGAACGCAAGGAGCTAAAGGTTATGTAGGTGGTGGTACGGATCGTATCGCTTACCTCGATATAAGACGTACTAATAAGTTTGTACGTAACTTAGAGTTTGGTAGAAAATATCAATTTTTAAATTTTTATAATAGCTCACAAGCTAAAGGAAGATCCGTAAGCTCTAACGCTACCGGTATATTTTTTCCGGCTAGCGAACTTAAAAGAAGAGTGTATAAAAAATGGTTTGGGGATCTATGGAAATCTAGCGATGATTTCCCGGAGGGTAACAAATACGTAGGTTATGTAGCCGAGCCAACAATAGCTAAAGCAGTACCTAAGATTACAGAAAATTATAGCGAAGAGATGATGAATTTAATTAAGAGATCTATAAAGGAAAATAAATAATGGCAGCTAATAGCGAGAAAACATTAAGGTTTACGTTTTTAGCAGATACTAAAAAGTTTTTAGGTAA